TTTGTTCTTTTTCAGCCACGTCGCGAAGACGCGCATCCCAATATTGAACTTGTAGGACTTCTTGCCTATCTTAACTGATCTCTCCATTACGATACGGTGCTTGATGTAAACTCACCTGTACAGGCAAATGATGCAGAATACCCGGCGTTATCCTCCTGTCCACTAGAGTTCAACTCTAATGAGGTGATGTACGCATCGACAGTGTATACAGTGTCGCCTGTCTCGTCGGTAGTGAATTCTATCTCTACTTGATTGCGACCCTTCAAGTCAGCAAAAAGCGAGTCACCACCATTGGTGTCGTCGTACGCATATAGCCCCGATGTGGACGCCTCAGCTGAGCGCAAACCCTCTAAGAGTTCTCGATAGCCGCCGGAGTCTTTAGTTGTGATATCCCGGGTGTCGTGAGTGAATGAGATCGACGCGTCATTAGCGCGCGCGATGGCGTTGCCGTCAACCTTGACGCGCAACAGTGTCGTATTAATTACATTTTCAGTTGGCATAGTTATTCAATTTTAGTGAGTGTTGTTTAATTTATCCCCCAATGTCTCGGGGCTTTATCTTTTGGCTTTATATTATTTCGTTTCATAAAGAGTCTGTACGCTCTTTCATATTTTTTGTTTTGCCGAAATCCCGATATTCTACATTCAGGAAAAGAATCAAGCCTCCAATAATGGTTGCCATAGTCATTCAAATTCCTATGAACGCACATAATAACCCCCTTGTGCTTTACGTTTATGTGAACTTGGTTGCCGGCATGTAGGACATATACTGCTTTCATAATGTTACCTATCTTCATAATATGTGTCAAAATCCACAGGCCCTACACTCCTATCGCCTATTTTATCGACAAACTCATACTCTATCTCATACCCTAAATGGGAAAGGGCCGCAGAAACAATAAAACCGTAATCATCGTTCAATAGTGGTATTACCTCTCCATTTACTTCTAATGTCATTAGAGGCTCTTTCACCATAGACATCCCTACGTATTTTTCATTGATTGTTTTTACTTTAACTTTTTTCATATACTAATCTTAGCCGCCTCGGTAAACAATTCATCCACTTCATCATCGCTCAAGTCCAGTCTATCTGCAAATTCCAATATCATCGGGCTGGCTCTGCGGATCATGGGCGCGTCATTCCACGCCTTCTGAACGATGGGGCTGTAATCGCTTATCATTTGATCTATCTCATCCGTGTAACCTAATGCATCTAACACCGCCGATAATTTCCAATTAGCGACCTGCTCGGGGCAGTTGCCTTTCCATTCAAGCGTTAGGGTGTAGGTCTCACCGTCTGGGTTTAATCTCGAACCTATTACCTCGTAACCACTCGGTACTCCGCTTAGGTCGGGTTGCCATCGTTTTTCTATGAGTGTTTTTGGTACTATCATTTTAATTTATGCTTACTATATAACTTTGTATGTTAATATTTTCATGTAACCCAGTAAAACCAAAGAACTCTATTTCAAGATCGCCATTTAACAAGTCTGTTTTATCAGCCTCAAAATCAAAACTATACATAGTTCCCTGTAATTTTATTGTCATTGAAAGGTCAGACGCAAATTGCGAAATTCTAATATCAAATAGCAAATTTTTATTCAAATAATTAATACCGCTTAAGGAATCAGGATTTGCTATTTGTAATACATTTGACGAAACAAGGGTGTCCGCTCCATTTATTTTTTTGTCAATGAAAAAAAAATTCCTATCTCTACTTACCATTACGTAATTGTCTGCATCTTTTCCCCAACAAAACCCGCCGCGGCGGCTATTATTAGCGGGTGAATTAGGCATTACTACCTTCGCCCTTAATCTTGTCTCCCCATAAGCGATACCTACTATATTGTTATCAGTAGTTAGATTTAATTCGTTATCAACGCTACCTCCGTCACCAGAGTAATTTACATATGTGTGTCCACTATCCGATGTCGATAAGGATGATTCACTTCTTTCAAAATTATCCCAAGCAAATACGTTAGATGGCTTTTCAGGAAAAATTGATAAAGATTTTTTAAAAGCATCTTTATTCTTCAATACCTCCACCTCACTAATAGGCACGGCCTTACCCGTTGCATCCACCCGCAATAAATCCCCCTCTGAATAGCCTGTGGTCTGTATCTTGTCCGTAATGGCATCACGGGCTGTCTCCGCATCCGCCGCAAATCCTTTCGCCCCCTTATCAAAACTATCTCCGTTGCTATCAGTAAAAGGCCCTGTGGATTGGGCTTGTAGCTCCGCGTCGTCGGCGTCGTCAGCGGCGTTATTGGCAGATGTGAGTGCTTCTAATGTCTTTATTATCACCTCGTTTCTTAAAGACTCCGTTTCGGACTGTGCAAATTCGGCTGCGTTTTTTGCCGACTCAGATTGGTTTTTGAAGGTTTCGGCGTCCGCCGCACTTGTCGCCGCATTACTCTCAGATGTTCCAGCAGCCTCAGCGGCCTCTTTGGCGTCGGCAGTCAGCTTCTGAAAGTCAGGCGATACGTATAGCGTCACCTTCTGCGGTCGTGTTACTGCTATTTTCATATTGCCTCAGTTTGTGTAGCTATAATGTGATACGCTCCTCTCATGTATATTTGTTGCTCACTATCCGTGTTCTCAAGTCGTAAGTCGTAATTATACCTGCCAGGCGTTAAATCGGTTTCTGCGTCCGTGGCTGATAATGTAATATTCGGATCTGTAGCTGATAATGTAATGCCGCCCGCCGTGCTGTCAAAACGAATTATTAAGTTATTGCTATCGTCGCGCACGTCCATCCGCGCCGCCCATCCACTCGACAAGTCAATAGTAGTGTCGTCGCTTTCCTTTAAATTCAGCTTGTGCTCGTAATCTGTAGATGCGTATAGTGCATACTTGCCAATAAAATTAAACTCTAAATTCTCTATCATGCCCGGTCGTGTCTTATGTTGTAATTAAATTCTACTCCGTACACTTTCGCTTTATCGTCGTAGGCGTGTTCGTTTTGGTTCGCAAAACGAATGCCTTGTATCTTCACTCCGTTATATGTTCCGTGACTTATGTAGTCCATCGCTGCTCGTATCTGTGCGCCTATGTCGTTTATCTCCTCGTAATCTTTGGCAAATACCGATATTGCCACAGTCGTAATATCCAATGTACTTGCGCCGTCCTTCGTATCACTCGGATTAACATTCGTAATATTATAGACCACTACCGGATAGCCCGCCGTCTGCGGTGCGCGATGCGGATGGCACCGTACCGGGATAGTCTGTAAAATATTATATATCGCTTTACCGATCATGCGCTTCTACTATATCTTTTAAATCATTCAATATCTTAGCCTTCATTATAGGATTCGTCTGATTAAACGCTTTGTCCATAAATTTATAGCCGCTATGTTTTGTCTTAGCCGTTCCGCGCTCCACAAAATGCGCGTACCATCCATCGACTCTATTGCCTCTGAAATCGCCGCGGCTGTTTCGCTTTGGCATGAACGCCCCAATATGCACGCTAAACTTTGCCTTTCGTAACGGTAGCACTCGAATTGACCGTTGTAGGTTGCCCGGGTAATACGTCGCTACGTGGTTACCTGCTGCATCGTATCTTTTTGTCGGCGTGTTGTTCTTTGTTTTACTCGACAAATTAGCACGCGCCGCGTCCCTTGCAATCCGGCCTGCTTTTTTCATCTTCTTAAGACCCTCTTTTTGCACATCCTCGGATAGCTTCAACAACTTCTTCTCTATAGCCTTAATCTCAGGCCCAAAGTTGGTCTCAAAACTTGCAAGTGATCTACTCATTGTCGTCGTCTATTTACGCAGTGTAACCCTAAAAACCGCTTGCGGCCTCGCTCCTCGATAAACGTAATATCGTACTCTTCGCCATCGTACTTGACAAACATATCCTCAGTCATTCCACTTCTGTACCGTATCCAAATTTTAAAGTCAGCATAAACATTCTCCTTTCCGCTATCATCGCCCTCGCTTCCTTTCCACCAATCAATCCAGCCCCATACTGTTACACTTGTACTCGCACTGGACGTGTCTTGTCCGTAGTCGTCAGTGCTCACTGTCGGCGTGTGTAACTCTACGCGCCTATCAAAAGCACCAATCTGAAAGATTTTGTTTAGTCTGCCCACTTAAAATCTTCTTATTGCGTACAAGTCCATATAATATTCGGCTGTAGTCGGTATTACCGTACTTACCTGCTGCAATTCGCGCTCGTCGCTTCTATTCTCGTATATCTTACCCAATATCAACTTCACCGCTGTAAGTAGAGGCGCAGGTACATCATCGTACCCGCTCTCATACGTTACGGTAATCGGATAGGGTGTATCGCCGATAGACGGAAATGTCGTATCGGTCGTAATCCTCATCTCTTTATATGCGTTGCCTACATTGGGCACAAATCCAGATAAGGTCTGTTCTGCCTCGTTCTCGTCAATATACGTTACCGACGTAATCGAGGTCGGTGGCCAGCGTAGGTGCATTCTGTATGCAAATCGGTCAAAGTTCTCCTCAATGGTAGAAGGGATTAACAGCCTGGAAGTGTATTTCTCAACCGTCTCCACAGCCGCATCAATAGCAGATAACACTAAGTCATCTTCTATGTCGTCGTCCACTCTTAGCCAGACTTTAGCCTGCTCAAGACTTACCGGACGACTTCCCTTTCTTTCCGCGAGTTTCCACATTTGACTGCTTTGCTTTTGTGTTCCGTTTTCTTTTAGACTTCACAGGTAATGCAACCTTCTTATCTATTAGTCGCTTAGCCGTGGCATCGGGGAGGTCAATTACCTCCCCGGCCTTGGCTTTACCTATTAATGTCTTAATTAACTTAACCTTCATCTTAAGATGCTGCTAATGCCATTGTCTTAATCGCATTGGTGTCCATCAATTCACCATCGGCACGTAAGAATAGGAAGTATCCTACTACATACTC